TAGCAACCGATTTACTATATGGTGGTAACGAAAGAAGTGTTGTAGCTGGAAGATACTATTATGATTTCCCATCACAAGCTACAAACGCACAATTAGAACCAACATTGACTGGTGTAAGATACGCAAAAGGAACGGCTATGAACGTAGTTGTTAATAAGCAAGTATTTACGGCATCTTTGGAAGTTCAATACGCATATGATTTAATAAAAGCTAACAAACTATTCATACAAAGTGAAAGTATTGCATATGTAAATGTTAAATACCCTAACTTAGATTATAGTGAAAGTAAATGTTATAGAGATTTGGGGTATATCATTGATGGTGTTGCAACTGATTTACTTTATGGTGGAAATGAAAGAAGTAGAAAGAATGCAGATTACTATTATCAGTTCCCATCACAAGCTAACGGATTTGGTTCACAAGTGGTTGAAACAACTGATGCAATTAAGTACGCAGCTAGATTTACAACTGCATCTATTAGTAGTACATTAATAGCAGCACCTTCTATTATACTTAATACTTTAGGAAATATTAAAGTAACAAACACTAACCAATATATTTCAGCATCATCGGCAACTTCTACTGAAGCAACAATACTATCAGCATCAATTGCTATTGTAACAAACATAGTTGCTAACGGAACTAGTTCAGCAATAGTATCGGCATCATTAAGTTTACCAACATCATCTTATACAACGGCTGTAAGTAATGATAATAGATGGATTGCATACGGAATACTAAAAAATAACATTTCATTCATACAGGATGAAACTATTGCTTACCTATCTTCTTCTTGGAGTACGGCATCTTACGATGAAAGTAAGTGTAGACGTGATGTAGGATTGATTATAAGTGGAGCAGCTGAAGATTTAGTATTTAACTCAAATTCAGCATCATTATTTAATGGTATATTCTATTATCAATATCCATCACAGGCGCAGGGAGCACAATTGAACCAAACACTTGATGGAATAAACTACGCAAGTAAGTTAGCACAAAAAGTAATTCAAAACATAACTTATGTAACGGCATCGGCAATTGTATCAGCATCATACGCATTGATAAGAAAGAATAGAGAGTTTATACAAAATGAAACTATTGCGTATCTATCTTCTTCTTGGAGTACGGCATCCTATATTGAATCAACTTGTAAAAGAGATGTTGGTCATATCGTAGATGCAGTTTCTACGGATTTATTATATGGTGGAAACGAAAGAAGTACAAACGCTGGGGTATTCTATTACTTATATCCATCGCAAGCGCAAGGTTCACAATTACAACCAACATTAGCAGGTGTTAATTACGCAGGACAACTTTCTAAGAATGTTGCGGCATCATTAACATTTGTGACAGCATCACAATTGGTATCAGCATCGGTTAATTTATTGAGAAAGAATAGAGAGTTTATACAAAATGAAACACTAGCTTATTTAACTGCTAGCTGGAGTACATTTGAGTATGATAAAGATAAGTGTAAGAGAGATGTTGGTTATATCTTAGACGGTGTAACAACTGATTTACTTTATGGTGGAAATGAAAGAGGTGTATTCAGCGGGGAGTTCTATTACAAATATCCATCTAAAGCAATTATTGAAGGAGATGGTGATGGTGTTGGACAATTAGGACAAACAATTGATGGTATAAACTACGCAAGTAGAATAGCACAAAAGATTGTTAAGAATATAGTATTCCAAACGGCATCATTAGAAGCATCGGCATCATTTGATTTATTAAGAAAGAACAAATCATTTATAGCAGAAGAAACTATTGCATATGTATCTTCGTCTTGGAGTGGAGTATATTATAATCAAACAACTTGTAAGAGAGATGTTGGATACTTAGTAGATGCAGCAGCAACGGATGTATTATATGGTGGACAAGAAAGAAGTGTGATAGCAGGACAGTATTATTACTTATATCCTTCTAACGCAATCAATAAAGGTGTACCATCTACTCTAAATCAATTAGACCCAACTCTTACTGGTATCAGATATGCTGGAAAGTTATCTAAAAACGTAGTAATAAATCCAACGTATTTAGTACCATCAGCATCTTTAATAGATACTGCAAAATTATTGACAGATAACAAACAATTAATACAAAAAGAAACTATAACATTCTTAAGTTCGTCTTGGAGTAACTTAAAATATAATGAAGCAAGTTGTAGTAGAGATTTAGGATTTATCATAGATGCAATCAGAACGGATTTAGTTTATGGTGGTAACGAAAGAAGTATTGAAGCAGGTTCTTATTATTATAAATTCCCATCAGTAGCAATTGTGGATAGTTATAGTGATAATAACGGACAAAAGAAACAAACAATAGATGGTATTAACTTCGCAAGAGGAATATCTGAAAAAATAGTAGCAAATACTTTACTAACTTATTTAGCACCAGCAACTAAGAGAAGACAGGCAGCTGAAAGATTAAAAGCTGGTAAAGATGAATTGAAACAAAGAGCAATTGGATACACAAATGGAGCATTTCCATATTTAGTATATAATGAGGCAAGTTGTTCGCGTGATACTGGATTTATTGTAGATGCGGCTGTAACTGATTTATTGTATGGTGGAAACGAAAGAGGAATTAGAGCAGCATCTTCTTACTACGATGGACAATACGGAAGTGCAATAGCTGTGACTAGAGACCAATTATTAGAAACATTGGAAACAAATCGTTATCTAAGAACTAGAGCAGAGTTTATAGCAGCAGGTGCACCATTGGAAGCATTTGGTTCTCTAATTGTGGCAACGGGTATTGACTATTCTTATAATGGCAGTGGTGTGACATTTAAAGCACTTCCTCCAAATCAGGGTGGTAGTGGTGTTGCAAATCCAATATATGAAATTACCGAATTGGGTGGAGGTAGAATCTACTTTACATCTGGTAATCAGGATGGTGACTTTAGAATTGGTACTGGTTTAAGTATTAATCAGGCAACTGGTACTCTTGTGGGTAGAACATTTAGTAAATCTCTATTCTCATTAGTAACTCCGTTCTCATTAGCACTACAAATATAAAAAAAGAAAAATAAAAAAATAAAAAAATGGCAGAAGTTTTTGTACCCTTAAATCGGTTTCAGTCAGTAGTAACAGGATTGACTGGAGAGCCGGATGAAATATATACAACACCCGCTGGTGTATCATCAATTGTATTATCTTGTCAAATTACAAATAATAGTTTGGTAACACAGCCTGTTACTATATTTGTAACATCTAACAAAGAAATACCAATACCTGAATTTAGTAATGTATATAGTGGTAGTTCTTTTATAAGTTCTTCTGTATCTTTATTAAATTTTAGTGGTAGTTTTGCAAGCGCATCTTTATTACTTAATTCAAATAGACAATTTTTGAGAAAAGAAATAGCAGCATATACACAAAATCAAAATAGTTTATCGGAAACTCCATTTACTTTTATATCATCATACTTTGAACAAAATACTTTAGATGATGTTGATGCAATAAAATATGATATCGTTAATAATACAACTATTAGAACGAGTAAAGCTGCAAAAGCTTATTTTGATAAGAATGGGGCATCTTTAATAGCTTCAGTTGAATACTCAGCATCTATCTTTGCATTGGATTATTTAAAAGTATTATCAAATCAAATTATAAAAAACCAATCTGTAACTGGTTCTACTCTTTCACCATTATTATTTCAAAGTGGAGTTACTCAATCTGTATTGACGGGATTTAATAATGGAACGAATGCAGGATTATCAGCATCTTTATATGTTGTTAATTCTTTAGTAGATAGTATTAAAGCTACAATTGAATCTCCTGTATTTATTGAGCAGGAAGCTGTGAGATTAGTAACAAACGTAACAATACCACCCGCAGATTCACTTTCACCGGTAGTTTCTGGTAAGTTGGTATTGGAAGAAACATATGGTTTTATAGTATCCGGCTCAACTGAATTAACTGTAGTCCTTTCTTTGCTAGAGAGTGCGAATGAATAACGATAATATTATAGATTTAATATTTATAGTAGAAATTTCATATTTATAACAAAGCTAGCAAGAACTAATGGCAATAAGTAATCTTTTAACAGGTAGGGTAAGGGTAGTATCGCCTAAAAATGTAACATCTGACAGGTATCAATTTCTTGATTTATCTCAAGCGGAGCCTAATTTAGGAGTACCACCATTCTCAGCCTCATTATTAACAAATCCAGCTATAATAGTTTCGGATAGTGATGGTAATAGAGGGTTTGCAAAGAAATTATTTTTAGAAGAGTTTTCTGGCTCGTTTTCAGGCTCATTTCAGGGAGATGGTAGTGGATTAAGAAATGTACCATCTGTAGTAGCACCATTTATAGCAAGTGGTTCTGCAACTGCATCGTTTAAATCTAACGGACTTAATATAAATACGGATACTATAATTGATGGTAATCTTTATGTGAGTAAATCAATTATAGCAGACCAAATTATTGTAAATATAGTTTCATCATCAATAATTTATTCGTCTGGTTCAAACATATTTGGTAATACTGATTCAAATATACAACAATTCACAGGTTCTGTACGAATACAAAGTGAATTGATTGGTAATAATATTACTGGTTCTTCTTTTACTGGTTCATTTACTGGTTCATTTTTTGGAGATGGTAGAGATTTATTTAATTTACCTCAAGCTACTAGATTATCAACTGGTTCTGTAACTGCATCAGTTTCTCCTCAATTTGGATTTAAAGTAGAATCAATATCGAGTGGTTCTCAATTTACTGGAAGCTTATTTGTAAGTGGTAATGTAACTGCAGATTTTTATTTTGGAGATGGTTCTAATTTATTAAATGTACCTTCAACAGTAGCACCTAGAATTGCTAGTGGTAGTGTAACTGCATCAATCGCACCAAATACTGGATTTATTGTAAATACATTTGCACAATTTGAATTTCCTGTATCAGCATCAATGTTTAGTGGTAGTGGTAGAGGTTTATTTGATATTCCTCGTTCTGCTCTTACACCCGATGCATTAACGGCAACATTAATAGCAACTGGTTCTATAACTGCTTCTGTAAGTCCTAATTATGGATTTAAAGTAGAAGCAGGTGAATTGGGTTCTCAGTTTACTGGAAGTTTATTTGTAAGTGGTGGAAACATAAGAGTTGAAACTGGTTCGTTTTTTAGTGGTAGTGGTGCTGGTTTAAAAGATATACCTCGTTCAGCATTAACACCGGATGCATTATTAAGTACTTTAATTACAAGTGGTAGTGTAACTGCATCAGTATCGCCTAATTTAGGATTTCAGGTAATATCCGCAGAAAGTGGTTCAACCTTTACTGGTAGTTTATTTGTAAGTGGGGGTATTGAAATAAATTCTGGGTCATCTTATTCTGGTAGTGGAGAACGATTATTTGATATTCCTATTAAAGCATTAAAAGATTTAGACCTTACAAAAATTAGTAGTGGTAGTGCAACAGCATCTATTAGTCCTGATTTTGGATTTAGAGTAAATACGTTTTCTACATTTAGTGGAAGTATGATAATATCGGCATCTGCTGTTTATTATACATCGGAATCATTGGATACTGTTTTTAATGTAACGAATGGTGCCGATATTGCATATTCATTTACTGGAGCGGTTAGTGGACCTAACCCAGCTATAAATTTGGTAAGGGGTATAACATATACATTTAATATTAATGCAGCTGGGCAACCATTTTGGATAAAAACAGCAATTTCAACAGGTGGTGGTGATTTATATAATACTGGTGTAACAAATAATGGAGCTGAAGTAGGTACGATTACATTCACTGTTCCGAATGATGCACCAAATATATTATATTATAACTCCGAATATCAGGCATCAATGCGTGGTACTATTAATATAGTTGATAGTCTTGTAAAAAGACCAGCAGAATTAAAAGTAATAGGATATACTAATATTATAGGTGATACTAGTATAACGGGTAGTTTGCTTGTTAAAGATGGCGCAACATTTAAATATTGGGTATCGGCATCGGTGTTTACTGGTAGTGGTGCTGGATTATATGATATTCCTCGTTCTGCATTTACTGGAGATTCAACTAGAATAGCAAGTGGTAGTATAACAGCATCTGTGAGTCCTGATTATGGATTTAGAGTTGAAACTGATTTAAGTGGGTCTACTAGATATGGTTCTCAATTTACTGGTAGTGTAGATGTAAGTGCAAGTTTTAGAGCACGTGATATAATTACTAATCTTATTTTTGCTAATGAAATTAGTGGGTCTGATATTAGTGGTTCATTTCAAGGAGATGGTAGTAGATTAACAAATATTAACGTACCACCGCAAGTAGCAACAAAAATTGTTTCTGGTTCAGTAACTGCATCGGTTGCACCTAATATTGGATTTGTAGTTACATCTACCGAATTGGGTTCTACTTTATTAGGTCGTGTTGGAATTAGCGGAAGTTTATTTGTAAGTGGTAATATAGAACTAAATTCAGGTTCAGCATTTTCTGGTAGTGGGGCTAATTTATTTAATATACCTAGAACAGCTTTAACGCCCGATGCATTATTATCAACATTTATAGCATCTGGTAGTGTAACTGCATCAGTATCACCTAACTTTGGATTTAAAATAGAATCTACTGAAAAGGGTACACAATTTAGTGGAAGTTTATTTGTAAGTGGAGCTGGAATATTTTTAAATTCTGGTTCATTTAGTGGTAGTGGTAAAAATTTATTTGATATTCCAATTTCAGCACTTTCTAATTTAGATACATCAAAAATATTTAGTGGTAGTGTAACTGCATCAGTTTCTCCAAATAGAGGATTTGAAGTATTTGCAGCTACATCAAATTTTTCTGGTTCAATATCGGCATCTGTATTTAGTGGTAGTGGTGCTGGATTAACAAATATTCCATTTTCAGCACTTTCACAAGAATTATTCAGAATCACAAGTGGTAGTGTAACTGCATCAGTATCTCCTGATACTGGATTTAAAGTAGAATCATCAGAAATTGGTTCTCAATTTACAGGTTCATTATTTGTTAGTGGTGGATACATTAGAGTTGAAACCGGCTCATTCTTCTCTGGTTCTGGTGCTGGATTAAATAATATTCCTCGTTCTGCTTTAACTTTAGATGCATTAATATCGACTGAAATTAAAAGTGGAAGTGTAACTGCATCTGTTTCACCTGATGATGGATTTAGAGTAATTTCAATAGAAAGTGGTTCTCAATTTAGTGGAAGTTTATTTGTAAGTGGAGGATATATTAGAGTAGAGACTGGTTCATTCTTTAGTGGTAGTGGTGCTGGGTTATCTGATATTCCTGAATCCGCTCTATCATTTAAAATTAATAGAATTGCAAGTGGTTCGGCAACGGCATCTATATCACCCGATTATGGTTTTAGAGTAAACACATTTTCTGCAATTAGTGGAAGTTTTATAGTATCATCTTCAGCTAGAGAATTGGCTTATAGTGATATAGATACTGTATTTAACGTAACAAATGATGGTAGTAATTCGTATATTATAAGCAATAGGTTAGTAAGTGGTTCAAATCCAACTTTAACTTTAGTAAGAAATGTAAATTATACATTTAACGTAAATGCTTCTGGGCATCCATTCTTAATTAAAACACAAAGTGGACCAGGCCCTAGTAACACATACACTACTTGGGTAACTAATAATGGTGATGATGTTGGTGTTATAACATTTTTGGTTTCTGGAAGTGCACCTGATACATTATACTATAATTGTCAGTTTCATGGAAGTATGGCAGGTACTATTAATGTAGTAGATGCATTATATGTTCCAGCTGAAATAAAATTAATTGGTGAAACAAAAGTAGAAGGTAATGTAACCGCTTCAATGTTTAGTGGTAGTGGTAAAGGATTATTTGATATACCACAATCTGCGATATCCGGTGATACCGTTAGAATTGCTAGTGGTAGTGTAACCGCATCTGTATCTCCTAATTTTGGATTTAGAGTAGCATCATTTGTAAGCGGTTCTGATTTTAGTGGAAGTATTAGAATAGATTCATCATCTTTCATATATTCATTAGGAACTTATTTAAGAGAAATTCCTAGAGCAGCATTAACCGAAGATGCATTAGTTTCATCGGAAATTAAATCCGGCTCAGTAACGGCGTCTGTAAGTCCTGATTTTGGGTTTAGAGTAACAAGTCCATTCTCATCTTCAATTGATGAATCTGGTTCATTTACTACACAAATTGGTTCTAGATTTACTGGTTCAATTTCTATAAGTGGTAGTTTATTTGTAAATGATACAAGTGGTGGTTTATTTATAGAATCATCTTCATTCATATATGGCGTTGGTACTTATTTAAGAAATATCCCTCGTTCAGCATTGACAGAAGATGCGTTAATATCTACTGAAATTAAAAGTGGTAGTGTAACCGCATCGGTAAGTCCTGATTTTGGATTTAGAGTAATAGCAACTGATATAGTTAGTGGTTCTATTTTTGGTTCTCAATTTACAGGTTCCGTTGATGTAAGTGGAAGTATTAGAGCATTTACATTTTTAGGAGATGGTTCTCAATTAACAAATGTAGTAGCTGCAGCATCTCCATTAATAGCAAGTGGTTCGGCAACGGCTTCGGTAGCAAGTGGTGATACTTTTATAGTAACAACTGGAGCAACTGGTTCTGGTTTGGATTTTCAAATTGGTACTCGTATAACGGGTAGTGTGGATATTAGTGGTAGTTTAAAATCACAATTCTTTGTTGGTGATGGTAGATTTATTAGTAACGTACAAGCAGCAGCTGCACCATTCATTGGTAGTGGTTCTGCAACAGCATCAGTTCAAAGCGGTGATTCCTTTGTAGTAACAACTGGAGCAACTGGTTCGGCCATTGGTTCTAGATTTACGGGTTCAATTGACGTAAGTGGTAGTGTTAGAGCATTCACATTTATTGGAGATGGTTCTCAACTAATAAATGTACAAGCATCAGCAGCACCTTTAATAGCAAGTGGTTCAGCAACTGCATCTGTACAAAGTGGAATACAATTTATTGTAACAACAAAGGGAAATTTCTCTACTGTAGGTTCAAACTCTGGCTCTTATTATGGTTCTGTATTTACTGGTTCTGTAATTATTAGTGGGTCAATATCAGCATCTCGTTACGATGGAGATGGTGGTGGATTATTTAATATACCGGCATCAGCACTTGAAGATTTACAATTAGATAGAATCCAATCTGGTTCTGGTAGAGCAATTATAGACCCAGAAAAATTAGATGTAAACGTACCAATAACAGCAGCACTTTATATAGGTGATGGTGGTGGGTTATTTAATATTCCTGCAAACGCATTGCAAGACCTTAAATTAGATAGAATCATATCTGGTTCTGTTCAGGGTGTAATATCACCAAACAAAGGATTAGAAGTTAATACATCTGTTAGAATATTCTCTGGTTCATTGACTGTGAGTGGTTCGGTGTTTGTTAGTGGTGGAAATGTTATAGTAGCAAGTGGTTCAACATTTATTGGAGATGGTAGTGGTTTGACAAATATTAGTTTAGCAAATATATCATTTGAAACATTTATATTAAAGAGTGGTTCATTCACCGCATCAATTTCTCCTGATAAAGGATTTGTTGTAAACGCATCGGCTAGTATTTGGGGAGATGTATATGTTGGAAATAATCTAAGAGCTAATAAAATAACTGGAAGTACTTCAATATATTCTCCAATAGTAAGTGGGGGTTTATTGGGTACATACACATATCAGGGAAATGGACCAACTGCAAGTATTGATTACGATATTTTAAGATATGACCCAACTAGAGGACATTATATTCCTCAACCTGAAACTTCATTAACTGAAACAGTATCATTTAATAATGTTAGTAGTTTAACAATTGTACACAATTTGGGAATTAGATACCCAATGGTTCAGGTTTACGCAACTGGTTCGGAAGACCAAATTTTACCTGGCACAATAAAATCGATTGATGATGATACTATTCAAATTCTATTTAGTGGATTGACTAGTGGACATGCCGTAATTGGTAGTGGTGGTAGTTTAATAAACGGAAGTATACCTGGTGATAGAGTTATTGGTTCTGTACTTTCATCATCATATGCATTTATCGCAGAAACTGCAAGAAGTGTTACTGGATTTGATTCGGCATCATTATCAGCATTAACTGATATTCAAAACTTAGTTAGAAATTCACAAACATCTTCAATGAGTGTGGCGTTTGCAGTTAATTCAACATTCGCACAAACTGCATCTTATGTAGCTAACTTAGGTGAATTGGATTTGACTAACTATGTTAAAAATTCAGTAACATCTTCAATGACTGTTGGTACGGCATCTTTAGCAATTACCGCATCATACGCATTATTTGCACAAAACGCATCGAATGTAGATACAACAAACTTTATACAAAAAACACAAACAGCATCAATGTTTGTTGGTACTGCTTCATTAGCATACACAGCATCTTACGCAATGTTTGCATTATCTTCTGGAAATACTGATACGGCATCTTTCTTACAAATTAATAAAGACCAAACAATTAACGCATCGCTTACAATTAGTGGTAGTATTGGTGTTAGTGGTAGTATAAGAATAGGTACATTAGCATCTGGTTCTTCTGATAATGTAGTTGTTTGGAATAGTGCAACAAAAATATTAGAAACACGAAGTGTAGCAGGTGTGCAAGGTTCTTCTGGCTCAGCCGGTTCGGCGGGTACATCTGGAACTGAAGGTTCGGCAGGTTCATCGGGAACTTCTGGAACTTCTGGAACGGAAGGGTCGGCAGGTACTTCAGGAACTTCTGGTACAAGTGGTAGTGAGGGTTCGTCTGGAACTTCTGGAACGGAGGGTTCAGCAGGTACTTCAGGAACTTCAGGAACTTCTGGTACGGAAGGTTCAGCAGGTACTTCAGGTACTTCAGGTACTTCTGGCACATCGGGAACAACTGGTAGTGAAGGTACATCAGGAACTTCTGGAACATCTGGCTCTACGGGTAGTGAAGGTACATCGGGAACTTCTGGAACAGCCGGTAGTAGTGGTACATCAGGAACTTCTGGTACATCGGGAACATCTGGAACAAGCGGTACATCAGGAACTTCTGGAACAAGCGGTACTGCTGGTAGTAGTGGCACAAGTGGTTCATCGGGAACTTCTGGAACAAGTGGTACATCGGGCTCTACTGGTAGTGCAGGTACATCGGGAACTTCTGGTAGTGGGGGTACTTCGGGAACAAGCGGAAGTAGTGGTAGTAGTGGTTCATCGGGAACTTCTGGAACTACGGGAAGTGAAGGTACTTCAGGAACTTCTGGTTCAACCGGTACGGGAGGTTCATCGGGAACTTCTGGTTCAGCAGGAACTTCTGGGACGAGAGGAACAAGCGGTAGTGGTGGAACTTCTGGCACAAGCGGAACATCAGGTACAAGTGGTGGAGAAGGTTCTTCTGGAACAAGCGGTAGTGGTGGTTCATCTGGTACGGGAGGTTCTTCTGGAACTTCAGGCTCAGCAGGAACTTCAGGAACTTCTGGAACAAGTGGTAGTGATGGTATAAGTGGTACATCGGGAACTTCTGGAACGAGTGGTAGTAGTGGTACATCTGGTTCAACGGGTTCTTCTGGAACTTCTGGCACATCGGGAACTTCTGGCTCAACTGGTTCAGCAGGTACATCGGGAACTTCTGGAATTGATGGCACATCGGGAACTTCTGGCACAAGCGGCACATCAGGAACTTCAGGTACAACGGGAAGTGATGGAACGTCTGGAACAAGTGGTAGTGATGGTTCATCGGGAACTTCTGGTACAAGTGGCACATCAGGAACTTCAGGTACAACGGGAAGTGAAGGAACGTCTGGAACAAGCGGTACATCCGGAACAAGCGGTAGTGATGGAACTTCTGGAACAAGTGGTTCAACTGGTAGTGATGGTACAAGCGGTACGAGTGGTATTGGTACTGATGGAACGTCTGGAACAAGTGGTACATCAGGAACAAGCGGTACTGATGGAACTTCAGGAACAAGCGGAATAAGTGGTAGTGATGGAACTTCAGGAACAAGTGGTATAAATGGAACGGATGGTACATCGGGAACTTCTGGTTCTGATGGAACTTCTGGAACAAGTGGTAGTGATGGAACTTCAGGAACTTCTGGTACAAATGGTAGTGAGGGAACTTCTGGAACATCAGGTACGTCAGGCTCCAACGGAACATCGGGCACAAGTGGTAGTAATGGCACAAGCGGTACATCGGGAACTTCTGGAACAAGTGGTATTGGTACTGATGGAACTTCAGGAACAAGCGGAATAAATGGAACGGATGGTACATCGGGAACTTCTGGTTCTGATGGAACTTCTGGAACGTCTGGTAGTAGTGGTACAAGCGGTACAAGTGGCACATCAGGAACTTCTGGTTTAGATGGAACATTCTTTGGTAGTAGTGGTACTTCGGGAACTTCTGGTACAAGTGGTTCAAGCGGTACAAGCGGTACATCAGGAACTTCTGGTTTAGATGGGACATATTTTGGTAGTAGTGGTACGAGTGGTATTGGTACTGATGGAACTTCGGGAACTTCTGGTACAAGTGGAATCAATGGTAGTGATGGAACTTCTGGAACAAGTGGAATCAATGGTAGTGATGGAACGTCAGGAACTTCTGGTTTAGATGGAACATTTTTTGGTAGTAATGGAACAAGTGGAGAGAATGGTACTTCAGGTACTTCTGGAGCAGGTACTTCGGGAACATCTGGTACAAGCGGTACATCAGGAACTTCTGGTTTAGATGGGACATATTTTGGTAGTAGTGGTACAAGTGGAGAGAATGGTACTTCAGGAACTTCTGGAGCTGGAACTTCTGGCACATCGGGAACTTCGGGTACTTCAGGAACGTCTGGTATAGATGGAACATATTTTGGTTCATCTGGAACTTCTGGAAGTGATGGAACTTCGGGAACGTCTGGAGCAGGTACGTCTGGAACTTCTGGTATGGATGGAACATCAGGAACTTCTGGTTTAGATGGTACATATTTTGGTAGTAGTGGTACTAGTGGAGAAAGTGGTTCATCGGGAACTTCTGGAGAGAGTGGTTCATCAGGAACTTCTGGAGAAAGTGGTTCATCCGGAACTTCAGGAACTTCTGGATTGGATGGTACACTATTTGGAAGTAGTGGTACTTCAGGAACTTCTGGTACAAGTGGAAGTAGTGGAACTTCTGGTACATCAGGAACTTCTGGTTCTTCTGGATTGAATGGTACAATGTTTGGTTCTTCAGGAACTTCTGGTACATCCGGAACTTCTGGAATAAGTGGTACATCAGGAACGTCTGGTACAAGCGGTACGTCTGGGACGTCTGGATTGGATGGTACATTATTTGGTTCATCGGGTACTTCTGGAGTTAGTGGTACATCGGGAACGTCAGGTTCTTCTGGTACAAGTGGAACTTCGGGTACATCAGGAACTTCTGGAGTGAATGGTACAATGTTTGGAAGCAGTGGAACTTCTGGAGCACAAGGAACTGGTGGGAGTGGAGGTTCTTCTGGTACTAGTGGTACATCATTTTATGGAGTTACATCAGGAACTTCCGGAACATCAGGAATTAGTGGTACTAACGGTTTAGCTGGTACTTCTGGTACAAACGCTCCGGGATTTTCATCGGGAACTTCTGGTACATCTGGGCAAACTGGTACAAGCGGAACAAGTGGTACAAACGCTCCGGGATTTTCTTCTGGAACATCAGGAACTTCTGGATTAACTGGAACATCAGGAACGTCCGCACCTGGAATAACTTCTGGAACGTCTGGAACATCTGGATTTCAATTAACTGGTACAACTAATAATGGTTTACTTACATATGTTGATACACCTATTGGAGTTCAAGTAGAATCTGGAATATTATTTGATGGAACTACTTTATCGGTAACCGGTAATGTAGCATCTACAACATATAGAGAAACATATTCAAATCAAGGAACTGGTGGAAGCGTAACATTAGATTTATCTACGGCAAATAACTTTAGAAGACAATTTAATGGTACTGCAACAATATCATTCTCAAATGCACCAGCATCAAATGCATTTGGATTTACTTTAGTAGTTGTAAATGCTGGGGCCTTTTCTATAACATGGCCTGTTAATGTTGATTGGGCAGGTGGAAGTGCACCATTATTAACATCGTCTGGAACTGATGTTTTAGCGTTCTATACTTATGATAATGGTACAACCTATTTAGGATTCACAACTGGTAAAAATTTAAGTTAAAGCTATGGGAATATTTAGAAGATTAGTAGAATCAGATGCATCGCAGGTTTTTCCTTTTGTATTTAAAGTAACAACAACTACTGCAAGTACAGTGTTTACTTGTCCTTTGGTAGATTATGGTGGATTGACACCATCTTTATATATTAATTGGGGAGATGGAAATACATCACCATTAATAACAGCATCAAATTCAGCAAATAGAATTCATACATACGCAAGTGTAGGAACTTACATAATTACTATAAGTGGATTTATGCCAGGATTTTCAGTAAATAATAATTCAGCAATTAGAAATCTTATTACTGAAATAGTACAATTTGGAATAGTTGGGTTAAGAACAATTAATTTTTATGGTTGTCAAAACGTAACATCAATACCAAGCAGCGCATCTTTAAGTGCAGTGGGTGGATATACTGGATTGGATGAAGTAGTATCTTTTTCCGGATTCATGCAAGCAACTAGAATTACATCAATACCAGCTGATATGTTTCAATATTCTACAAAAGCAACAACATTTTCAAACACTTTTGCATCTGTATTAACATTAACAACAGTTCCATCTGGATTATTTAATAATGTACCAAACGTAACAACATTTGCATCTTGCTTTTTTGGTTGCACCGCACTAACATCAGTACCTTCTGATTTGTTTGACCAAAATACAACCGCTGTAAACTTTTCTGGTACTTTTTATAATTGTAGAGCACTTACAAATGTATTACAATTTACATATAATACAAGCGTAACTATTTTTAATAATGTATATAATATGAGTAGTACGGTAAATTCATTATCTGGTACTGCTCCGGAAATTTGGAATAGAATACCAATTCCAGCCGGTACTAACGCATTTAATAATTGTACTGGATTAACAAATTTTGCATCAATACCTTCAACTTTTAAATAATATGTATTTACGAATTATAAACGATACGATTAACTATCCTTATACTATTAACGAGTTAAGAAATTCATATCCAAATACAAGCTTACCATCTGAATTAACTGATGAAGCTTTGATTGAATGGGATATGCATGTAGTACAACCAACTCCAATGCCGGTTGATTACACAAAAAATATTACCGAAGGAACTCCTACTTTAATTGATGGGGTTTATTATAAAAGTTGGAATCAAACTAATGCTACTTCCGAAGAAATTTCTTATAGAATAGAAAATCAATGGGAAGAAGTAAGAGTATTAAGAAATCAATTATTATCTGAGTGTGATTGGACACAATTAGCAGATATACCAACTGAAACGAAAGAATTGTGGACATCATATAGAGCACAATTAAGAGATATTACATCTCAATCCAATCCTTTTTCTATTAACTGGCCTGTGAAACCTTAAAAGGAAATTATTTTATATTTATACCTATAACAAAAAGTATATAAATATAAATGGTAATACATAGTCCAATATTTTCTGGTTCAATTACACAAGCTTCAAATGCGTACGCAAATTTAAGTGGTTCATTTACTGGGTCCTTTACTGGTTCATTTAAGGGTACTATTGATGTGTCACAAGCATCATTTGATTATCTTAATGTAAATCAAAGATTATCAGTAAGCGGCTCCCAAAGTATTACGGGTTCAATATATTTAACTCAAGGTGGGTTTTTGGTAGATGGTGTAAACGTATTAGACTCTGCAATAGCATTTGCAATAGCATTAGGATAAAAAATAAAACAAAATGGCAAATACATTTAAAAATAGTATAACAAGTTCAATAGGAATAACAGGTGTAAAAGTATATGAAGCACCGGTAGGAACTGCAGCAACAATAATTGGTGTAAACGTAGCAAATACGGCAACACAAAATATATCTGTAAGTGTAATGCTTAGAGATAATGCTGGTAACAAATGTGTATATTTAGTAAAGAATGCTTTGATTGTACAGGGTAGTTCAAATGTTATGGTGGGTGGTGAGCAAAAAGTTGTATTAGAGGCTACTGACTTTATTTCAGTTACATCATCATTAGCAGCTTCGGCAGATGTAATTGTTTCGGTATTAGAATTGACATAATAAAAAGATATATTAAATGGAGTTTAACGGTAATAATCCTAATGGTTTAAATCAGACTAGTGTAAATAGTATATCACTTTTTGTAAGTGGTGCAGCTATATTAAACGCATCATCTGAATCTATAAGTATTGTAGGAAACTTCAGTGCTTCTAAAATACAAACGGATGAAATTGATTCATTTGGTAATAATCCGTTACAAATAAAAGCAAACACACAAATTAGTGGTTCGGCTAATATTTCATCATCAATATCGGCATCTTTATTTAGAGGAGATGGTAGTGGATTATTCAATATAAACGCATCATCAATTGGTGATTTGGATAGATTAAAATCAGGTTCAGCAACAGCTATAATTTCTCCAAATAGAGGATTAGAAGTAAATACTGCAGTAACTATAAGAGATTATCTTATTGTAACTGGTAGTGGTATTTTTAGAGGTGATGTAACTGTAGCTGGAAAAATAAATACAACTGAATTATTTGCAACATATATTTCATCATCAATAATCTACGCAAGTGGAAGTAACAAATTTGGTGATGCACAAAACGATAAGCAAGAATTTACTGGTAGTGTAGGAATTACGGGCTCATTATCATTTGGAATTGGTTCACTAAAACCAGATATAACAACCGATGATGTATTAGTTTATAATTCTACAACTGGTAGAATTGGTTTTAAAACAGCAGCGGCAACATCAGGTACATCAGGAACTTCTGGAACTTCAGGTACAACTGGTTCGGCAGGTACATCCGGAACTTCTGGAACATCTGGCACGAGTGGAAGCAGTGGTACATCGGGAACTTCTGGAAGTAGTGGTACATCTGGCTCTACTGGTAGTGCTGGTACATCAGGAACTTCTGGTTCAACTGGTTCATCGGGTACAACTGGTTCGGCAGGTACATCGGGAACTTCTGGAACATCTGGCACGAGTGGAAGTAGTGGGACTAGTGGTAGTGCTGGTACATCAGGAACTTCTGGCACAAGCGGTACAAATGGTTCGGCTGGTACAACAGGCTCAGCTGGAACTTCTGGTAGTGGTGGTACAACAGGTTCAGCAGGAACTTCTGGCACACGTGGTACAAGCGGCACATCAGGAACGTCTGGTTCAGCAGGAACTTCTGGTTCGGCTGGAACATCTGGTACGAATGCATCGGCTGGTACATCTGGTGTAAGTGGTACAACCGGTTCTTCGGGAACTTCTGGTGTAAGTGGCACTTCGGGAACTTCTGGCACAAGCGGTACTGCTGGTAGTGGTGGTATAACTGGAGGAGGTGGTACAAATGGAACTAGTGGTACATCAGGAACTTCTGGTAGTGGTGGTACATCGGGAACTTCTGGAAGCAGAGGCACATCAGGAACTTCTGGTTCATCAGGAATAAGTGGAGCCGGTGGGGGTAGTGGTTCATCAGGAACTTCTGGTACAAGTGGTACATCAGGAACTTCTGGAAGTGGAGGTACATCGGGAACTTCTGGTATAAGTGGAGTACAAGGTTCATCAGGTTCTAATGGAACTTCTGGTACTAGTGGAAGTAGAGGCACAAGTGGAACATCGGGAACTTCTGGTATAAGTGGAGTACAAGGTTCATCTGGAACTTCAGGAACTTCTGGTATAAATGGAGTGCAGGGTTCGTCTGGGTCTGCTGGTACAAGTGGAGTGAGTGGTTCTGCAGGAAGTAGTGGCACGAGTGGAACTTCTGGTGTGAGTGGTTCGGCTGGAAGTAGTGGTACGAGCGGAAGTAGTGGTACAAGCGGTAGCAGCGGAACAAGCGGTAGTAGTGGTACAAGTGGAAGCTCTGGAACTTCTGGTGTGAGTGGTTCGGCTGGAAGTAGTGGAACAAGCGGAAGTAGTGGCACATCTGGCACAAGCGGTAGTAGTGGAACAAGCGGTTCATCAGGAACTTCTGGAAGTAGTGGTACGAGCGGAAGTAGTGGTACATCTGGAACAAGCGGTAGTAGTGGAACAAGCGGTTCATCAGGAACTTCTGGAGTTAGTGGTACATCTGGCACAAGCGGAAGTAGTGGTACATCTGGAACAAGCGGAAGTAGAGGTACATCAGGAACTTCTGGTTCGTCTGGCACCTCAGGAACTTCTGGAAGTAGTGGTACATCAGGAACTTCTGGTTCAGCAGGTACATCGGGATTATTATCATTAACAGGTACAACTGATAATGGTGTAATCACATTAAACGGAACTGCTCCAAACGCAACCGTTGAAGCAAATTTAAGATTTGATGGTACTACATTAGCAGTAACTGGTAACGCTACAATTAGTGGTGACCTTACTGTAAGTGGTACAACAACATATATTAATACAACAACTTTAAATGTAGGTGATAATATCATTACATTAAATGCAGATATTGGAGCAGCAACTGCACCAACTGAAAATGCTGGTATAGAAGTTAAGAGAGGAAACGCAGCAACAAAACAATTTATTTGGGATGAGGGTAATGATAGATGGTCATTTGATGATAATACATATGTAAATGGAAATATTCAGGGAACTGGTAACATTGTTATATCAGGTACAATTAATACTGGACAAGGTGTAACTGAGGTTTATTTAATGGACCAAAACGTAAGAACTACCGATGGTGTAACATTCGCAACCGTTAATACTGGACAGGGTGCTAACGAATTATACGCAATGAACCAAAATGTTAGAACAACTGATTCGGTTCAATTTGGTAGTACAGTTGGTGTAAGAAATACAACAGCAGCATCTAATAGTAATTTACAATTAGGAAATGATGTTTCTGTAAATGGAGCTGGAGCTGCATTATTTGGAAGTACATACGCGGCATCTGGTCAATATAGAGCAAATGGTGGATATTTTTATAGTAACTTAGCAGGTGGTTTAACATTACATGCAGAAGGAGCTAATACAATGTATTTAGCAACTAATGGTACAACTGGTATGCAAATGAACTCTACACAAAGAGTAGGATTTGGTACAACGGATTTTTCATACACAACTACCGATAACACATCAGTAATTGATACAATATCAAATAACAGAATATTCATAAATGGATCTGTACAATTAATAAATAATAATGATGCCTTTGTAATTGGTAGAGGTACTTCAACTTTCTTAAGAGATGAAGAAATTGGATTTGGTTGGGGTGGTGGTTGGTATATGACAGATGGCACATACCTAAGAGTTAGAGGTGATAAATTCGTTTACAGTGGTGGAAATGCAAGATTTGATGGTACAATTTATGTGGGTGGTACAACATATTATATTAATAGTGGTACATCTAATTTATATTCATTAACTCTTAATAATAACGGCACAAATATTACTATGAATGGTAATAGTGCAGCCGAAGGTATTAGAATGCAGGCTGTTAATTCAACTACATATCCTGTATTTTTAAGGTCAGTAAATCCATCAGGTGGTGGGGAAACATCTCCTTGGATTTACAAAGAAGAATCTACACCTTGGGGTATTTGGCATAATAATCCAATAAACACAATTGATTTTACTAGAGCACAAACTTCTGGTATTGAAAATAATGTTGGTGGTGGTACGAATACTGTAATGCTGAGAATGGATATGGCAAATGGTGATATGACAGCATATCGCTATATGTACGCACAAAGATATTACGATTATAGTGATAACGCATATTATTTAGACCCTAATGGTACATCAATATTATCTGTTTTAAAAACTGGAGGTAATATTTCAACTAGAACTAATAATGGTTCAACATTATTTGGTATGTTTGTTCCGGATGGTAAATATTTTACTAGAAACTGGAGTGGAGCAGATGGTGGATTTATTTGGCCCGATACAACATATAGAAGTGGATTAAGTGATGCACCTATTGGTGATGTTGCATTTGCTGGTAGTAGTGCGTGGAGTGGGCATAGACAATCTGGATGGGTAGCAATTGACCCAACTAAAACTTATAAAGTATCAGCTTGGATTAGAGCAACATCTGGTAATCCATATTGTTATTTATCATTTACACAAGCAACTTATAACTACGGACAACCTGATAATGGTGGATGGGGACAACCTTACTATTGGAATGGAGTTCCACCTGCTTCTTGGACTCAATATACAATGACAATCGGACCAGCTGGTTCTGGTGCTGGATATACTTGGTATGGATATGCAAAATTTATGCAATTGGGTTGGTTACACAATTATCTATATAGTGGATACAGTGGACAAGCTGAAATAGCAGGATTTAAAATCGAAGAATTAGATACAGCAATAGCAGCTGGGTCTGAGGCATTGGGTGATTTTTACGCTAATAGATTTATTGATAGAAATGATGGAACATATCTTTTTGATGGAGATGGACAATCTCGTATAAATAGATTAAATATTAGTACAGGTCAAGTACAAGCTTCAAATAATGCTGGTGGTAGATTAAGGGTTTCATCTTATACAAATGGTGAAAGTGAAATTAACGGAAATACATATAACTTACATTTAGGACCTTATTCTACTAGAAGTGGTACTGGTTATTACGCTGGTATTGCAATAAATGGTTTATTAAATTATAGTGGAGGTACTTCATATGATGTTGCACCACATATTTGGCTTGGAGCACAATATAGAGATACACCTGGTTCAGAACGTTCTGATTTTATTATAGGAATTAAATCTGGAACTGGTACATCTGGAACTGGTACTGATTTACCTCAAGTTAGAGTAAGAGTGGATTATGATGGTATAATGACTGTAAGTAATAGAGTTACGGTATCTAATATATTCTCTGATTATCGTTATGATACTGGTGGTACATTTTTATATAGAGCAGGTAGTGGTGCTGGTACAACAAGACATATAAATTTATCAAACTCTACAACTGACCCATCGCAAGCATCTGTTGATAGTGGTATTACTTGGGGACAGAGAACGGATAGCCAACCTTATTATATGATTCATCCTAGAAATTATAGTAATGGATATTATTCTGGTAATCACTTACAATTAGCATGGCATACTGGTGTTGATATTGGAGCAGCATCTGGATATGGTGGAACTAGATTCTTTAATAACTCACCATTTGCAGGAACTGAAATTGGTTCATTTGGTAAGAGTGATAATTATCTAAGAGCAGACTATGGTGTTTTGGCACCAAGATATTATGATATATCTAATACTGGATACTATTTTGATGGACTTGATGGTACTAATTTACAATACCTTAATGTTAATGGAAATTGGGGTAGTAATCCATTTGGTTCATCTCATGCACAACTTGTTATTACTGGTACTTACGCTTCTATATATCAAACATCAACTAATGGTAACTTAGGATATATGTTACAACACATAGCTACCGATGGGGCATGGTATTTGTATGGTGGTAGAGGTGCTGTTAATGGAAGTAGTTGGGATTGGTCACAAAGAAACTATCCAACCCAAGATGGTTCATATGTAGAATTTAGAACAAGTGCTAGAGCACCAGTATTCTACGATAGAGATGATACTGGGTATTTATTAGACCCAGCTACTAATGGAACTGCATTGCGTATTTTTGGTATGGCTAGAATTGGTGGATGGACTGCCGGTAATTACAATGAAAACATTAGATTGGTAGATGCTCAAAATAATTACTCTGTAATTACTTTTGGTGCTAGTGGTGAAGCTGGAGCTGGTAGATTTAATATATTAAAAAATCCATCTGACCAACTTGAACTTAGAAATGTATCATCTGCAACGTTTTGGTATTGGGACCAAGGTGGTACGGCATGGTCTACTACATCTATGAGAGCTCCGGTATTTTATGATTCGGCAGATTCAACATTCCGTTTAGATTTAAATTCATCATCAAGATTAAGAAACTTATATGTTGGTGATTCTGGTAGTGATTGGGTAGATGAGGGGGGATGGGGTTCTCAAATCCACATTTCAAATGCACCCCACTCAATTTTAAGAGTGTATGCTAGAAATGAAGGAATTCAAACTGGTATATACTCTCACGTTGGTGGTTTATCAGCAGTTGGTAGTTTTACAAATCATAATCTTAGATTACTTAGAAATGGTGGAACTAGAATGTTATTATATTCTGGATACACATATTCAGAAGGATACTTTGAAGCAGCAGATTCATTAAGAGCACCATTGTTTTATGATAGTAATAATACAGGATATTATAGTGACCAAGCCGGAACATCATACTACAATATATTTGGTGCAAACAAAATGAGAGCAGATACCAATAGACAATACGGAGATAACTCTGGCTGGTGGGCACATGACCCTTATGGATATGGTTGGGGTAAACCGTATGGTTCGTTCCGTTCATTGGAGGTATCAACTTCTGGTAACTTCTCTACGGAGCCGGCAATGTTCCGTATTCACCAATGGGGTTCTGGTTCTTGTGAGTGGTGGAAACCTCAAGGTACTACTGTTTACTTGAGAGAAACTCCTGGTGGTGGTGGTTCTTGGTTTACTAGATATGTGATTGAGAGATATGCGGAAAATACTGAAAGTTTTAGAGCACCAATATTCTATGATTCTAATAATACTGGATATTTTTTAAATCCTGATAGTATATCAAATCTTGCAATATTAAGAGTAACGGCAGCATCAAGTGGATATTCGGCAATGTTTGGACCATATACATTATCTACGAATGGTGTTACAATGGTACTTGCAGATGATAATAGATATAGTGTTCAGGTAAACGCACCATATTATCCACACTTAGGAGTTTCAGCATATGCAAATAGTGGTAATGGTACACATGGTGCATGTTTATCATTGACTGGATTCAAAACAGCAGGTGGATATAGAAGATTTGTAATGGGAGTTGCAAACCAAAACCCTGATGAATTATCATTTGGTTGGTTCGATAATGCAGATAACCCTCACTATGGAGTAGGTATTAACTGGTCATATCCCGCATCTGTTTGGTATGATACTGGACACAACTGGCATGCTAGAGGTTCGATGAGAGCACCAATATTCTATGATAGAGATAACACAGGATATTATACTGACCCTACTGGATATTCTCAAATGAGTTCTGGTGAATTCAATAACTATTGTAGAATAGCTCGTTTAGATTTTACTGGTGTTGGTGGTAACTCTGGACAAGGTACACACGGATATTCTATATACCAAGAAGGTGGTGGATGGGGTTATCCTTATCCGGATTTAAGAATTGGATATCATACTGGTATTAAATTGGGAGCAAACGCTGGTTCTTATGAAGGAACTAGAGTTTATTCTGATTACGATATGAGTGACTTGTGTATTCAATTAGCAGGTTCATCTAACTATTCATTTAAGTATAAGTGGATGTACACAGCTAACTATACTGGATTTTATGCTGGTGAGAACGGAGCACACTGGTATCCAAACAACGTTACTTATGGTTCGTGGAGAATGGAAGGTAATAGAAATGGTTGGTATGGTCATAGAATTGAATCATCTTACGCACCTCACTTAATGTTTGAAAGTGGTAATGGTGGTATCTACTTCCAAGACGATGGAAGGTGGATGTTCTATCATTCACACGGAAATAACTGTACTGGTATTGGAACATCATCAACAGCTGGTGGATATGCAATATATTGTAATGGTGGGGTTTACGCAACAGGCAACATCGTAGCATATTCGGATATAAGAAAGAAAAAGGATATTGTTACAGTTGATAACGCTTTGGATAAAGTTTTACAATTAAGAGGTATTTACTATACTAAAATTTATAATGAAAGTGATACTATTCCTGATGGTGGAGCTGATAAAAGACAGTTGGGAGTAATTGCACAAGAAGTAAATGAAGTTGTTCCTGAAGTTGTATCATACACAGAAGATTTAGATGAATATGCGGTGGCATATGGTAATTTTGCAGGTTTATTTATTGAAGCATTCAAAGAACAAAACGAAATTGTAAAAAAACAATCAGAAGAAATTAAAGAATTAAAAGAAATTTTAAATAATTTAATACTTAATAATAAAGGATAATAATATGGCACTAATTAAAGATTATGAATTACCTGGAACTGGATTGGTTGCACCAAACGCATACCACGTAGTTACAAATGTAAAAGTTGAAAAAAGAATTGCAGATTTCAAACAACCTGTTGATAATTCTAGACCAGATGGGTTGACACCAATGGATAGAAGTGTAGGTAGTGAAGTTTATTGGAAAGCGGGATATACGGCAGAAGTAGCAGTAACTATTTGGAAAGATAGAGAAGCAAGAGATAATGATTCTATTCCAATTGGATTTATTGGAAAAAATCCATCCGATAATAAACATGGTGTTACGGTTGGAACTGCTGGTATGGACCATAAGTGCGTATTTTTTTTAGAAGTACCATCTGAATTAGACCATATGGCACAAGCATATAGACATTTATTAACTACTGATTATTATAGTGGTTCATTGGAAGTTTAAAAATAAAAAGTAAAAATACTTATATTTATATAATATAAACACAAATAATTTATTATGGGATTAACATATACGTGGGAACTAACCGCATTGAAAAAACAAAATTCTGAAAATTTTGAAAATATAGTTGTTGGTACTAATTGGAAACTAACTGGTACTGATGAAGATGGTAATTTTGGAATTTTTAATGGTGCAACGCCATTTACACCTCAAGATTTAAATGGGGATGGATTTGTTGATTATCAGGACCTTACTGAAGATTTAGTATTAGGTTGGATTAAAAACCATGTAAGTGGTTCTACTGGAAGTAATTATATGAATCATATAAACGGACAAATTCAAAAAGAAATAGATAATAAGAAATACGCTAGAATCGAAGTTGGTACAGCTGATTTACCTTGGTCTCCAACATCTGGAAGTAATACATACCCAACACCTTCTGGTTCTGTTCCGGGTTATTAATTGATTAAAACAAAATTATAAATGTCCAAAGTGCAGATTTAATAATAAATTTGTGTTTTGGACATTTTCTTTATATTTATATGAGTATTAATGTAAGTAATTACTAATACGCAATTAAAATACAAATAGAAGAAACAAAATGTCAGAAAGAATCGTATCACCCGGCGTTTTCACAAGAGAAAATGATTTATCCTTCTTAGCACAAGGAGTAGGAGAAATTGGAGCAGCAATTATAGGACCTTTTAAGCAAGGACCTGCATTCATTCCAACAATTATAAGAACACAATCAGAGTTCGAAGATACCTTTGGTACTCCTGATGGAACTTATTATAGTGAGTACGCAGTACAAAACTATTTAAGAGAAGCAGGACAAGTAACCGTAGTAAGAGTAGGTGGTGTTGGTGGTTACCAACAAGTAGCACCTTTAGCAATCTTTGCTTCTGGTTCATCCGCAACACCTAAATTAGGTACTAAATTAATTGGAGTATTACACTCAACTAAAGCAGGAGATGAGGCAGTTGGTTTTACTGGAGCAACTGTTGTTAGTGATGATTCTATTGATGGTTCTTTTGTAATCAATACATTAACTGCTGGAGTAAACATATCAGCATCAATTTTACCATCAGCTACTAATGATTTAGCAGATGTATTTGGTGAATCTCCATTCGGAGCTAAATCAGCATATGCATATTCGTATTTTGAAAATATGGCTGGATACTATACTGGTTCTGCTGGAAATAACATTGTAATAACTAGAGTAGTATTACCAACTCAGGATTTTTCATATGATACAACCGAAGCACAAACGCCAATGGTTGTTTCTCAAAATATAAGTGGTGTTAGATATGATTTATTTAACTTTGTAACTTTAGGACATGGTAATACATATAATACAAAATACAAAATTGGTATTTCGAATGTAAAAGCAGCTGGAGAAGATGGAGCAACTGATTATTCAACTTTCACTGTAACAGTTCGTTCATATGATGATACTGATAAGAGAAAGACTGTAGTAGAAACATTTAATAATGTAAACTTAGATGCAGCATCTCCTAACTATATAGCTAGAAGAATTGGTGATAGATATAATACAATTGATTCAGATGGTAAGATAACTGAAAATGGCGATTACTCAAACAGATCAAAATATGTAAGAGTAGTTGTATCAGCACCTGGTTCATTCCCAATATCAGCAGCACCATTTGGACATGGAGCATATACAAATCCAATTACAGCAACAAACGCTGCAGAATCACTTTTAGTACCTCCGGTAGTATATCAAACTAACTCAATTGGTAACACATCATCATCTCCAATATACTTTAGTGGATTTGATTTTGAAGGTATTGATGCTAAGATAGATAATGCAGAATATTTAAAACCAATTCCTGTTGGAGCTCAAACTGGTTCTAACGTGGCTTTCGCATTTGATTCTCAATTGACTTATATAATGACTGGTTCTAAATCGGAAGATATGGTTAAGAGACAATTTGTATTAGCATTCCAAGAAGGTTTTGATGGTGTGAATCCAACTGTAGTAAAAGCTAAGGCTGGTGATACTGATTGGGGTAATGCAAATACGCAAGGATTTAATTGCGCATCTGGAACATCAACTGGTACTTTAGCATATTATAAAGCAATCAACGCAGTATCTAACCCTGATGAGTGGGATATCAATATGGTAGTAACACCTGGTATTATAAGAAGTTTACATCCATCAGTTGTAACTAAAGCAATTGATATGGTTGAAAGTAGACAAGATGCATTCTATATCGCTGATTTCAACGATTACGCTGATACAATAACTGAAGCAACGGAGCAAGCAAACTCGGTTGATTCTAACTATGTAGCAACTTATTATCCTTGGGTTAAGACAATAGATACAAACACAAACAAATTAATGAGTGTTCCACCATCAGTATTAATGCCCGCTGTTTTCGCAGCTAACGATAGATTAGCAGCAGAATGGTTCGCACCTGCTGGTTTGAATAGAGGTGGTATCGTAGGAGCAGTAAGTGTATTAAATAGACTTACACACTCTGAAAGAGATACTCTATATGAGAACAAAGTAAACCCAATCGCAGCATTCCCTGGACAAGGTATTGTAGCATTCGGACAGAAGACATTGCAAGATAAGGCATCAGCTTTAGATAGAATCAATGTTAGAAGATTACTTATCGTTCTTAAGAAGTTTGTAGCATCTACATCTCGTTATTTAGTGTTCGAACAAAATACATCTTCAACTAGAGCAAGATTCTTAAATACGGTTAATCCTTATTTAGAAGCTGTACAACAAAGACAAGGTCTTTATTCTTTTAGAGTTGTAATGGATGAAAGTAACAACACACCTGATGTAATTGATAGAAACATATTAGCTGGACAAATTTTCTTACAACCGGCAAAGACGGCGGAATTTATCGTAATAGATTTCAACATCTTACCAACTGGAGCAAGTTTCTCAGCATAATATAGAAAAACAAAAAGTAGATATTTATTAATATAAAATAAACGGAATAAAATGGCAGAAATATTAGAGTTTAATAAGATGTTCTATACGAACTTCGAACCAAAAATGAAAAACCGCTACATCTTAGAATGGGATGGTGTACCGGGGTATATGGTTAAGGCAGCATCAAGACCTTCAATCCAATTTGAAACAATCACTTTAGACCATATCAACATCAAAAGAAAGTTGCAAGGTAAAGGTGAGTGGCAAGATATCACAATTACTCTTTATGACCCAATCGTACCATCAGCTGCACAATCAGTAATGGAGTGGGTTAGATTGGGGCATGAATCAATCACTGGTAGACGTGGATACGCAGATTTTTATAAGAAAGATTTGGATTTCTATATGTTGGGACCAGTTGGCGATAAAATAGAACAATGGAAAATCAAAGGCGCTTTCATTCAGCAAGCAAATTTTGGTGATGTATCATTTGATTCTAACGAACCTGCAACAATTGAATTAACATTATCTTACGATTACGCTATTCTTGAATACTAATCTAAAAATAACAAAAATAAGGGGATT